TTCATGCACAATCCTAATTTATCAGTAGAGGAAGCAAAGCTCGCATTTAAGAAAATTACGGCTAAGAAAGAGAATTAAAACTTTACAGCGTTATAGGATGTTTTGAAGATTAACTAAATGTTCAACAAAAAATAAGGCAGTCATGTCAGACGAATACAAAGAAATTGAATACGAGGTAACGGACGAAGATATCCAAAAAGCACTCGCAGACCTTGAATCAGAAGGGGCTATCAGTAAAGCCAATGATGATGAGGAAGAAGAAGAGGAAGAGGAAGAAGAGGAAGAAGAAAACAACACAAAGAAAGGGGAGACAAACGCTAAAACGGAAGGCGAGGATGAAAACAAAGAAGAAAACGAAGAAGAAAACGTATCCTATAAAGCCGTCAAAAAAGGCAAAGACACTTATTACCGTAAAATGAAAGGTGATAAGTATGCTGATAACAAGATGTATTCGAAAAACGGAGACGATTATGAGGAAATGAAAAAAGCCATGACCGTTGAAGATAACGATGATGAGGAAGACGAGGACATTCAAAAAGCATTCGACCTAAATCCCGCCTTGGATAGTATTAGTGAGCAGTTGATGGAAGTTCAGGAAAAATCACTTGAAACCAACAAAAGCACTGGCATTATTCTGAAAGGGATAATCGAACGTGTCGATATGCTTGCCGATAAAATTCACGAAATGGGAAATTCAGCACCGGCTCCAAAAGCAATAACAACCAAAACCTACCATAACAGGTTTGGCGATGAGATTGAAAAAGGCGAGGGAACGGAGAATGGTGAAGTCCTACATATCCAAAAAGACAAAACACGCATTTTGGACTTGATGGACGATTTCGCATTTAACAAAGGAGAAAACGGTCTTGACGCTGATATGGCAAAAGCCATTACACTTTTTGAGGGTAGTAATGAGCTAAGCAAAAATTCAGTAGCAAGGATTGAAAAAGCATTTGATGTACAAATAGTTTATTAACCACAAAACAGAAATACCATGTCAACTGAGAATTTAGGAATTGGACTTGACGCATACGCTCGTCATACAGATGGTTTCGGTCAAGGTTCATTGTCAGAATTGCAAAATCTGCAAAAAGCGTTGTCTGCTGACCAAATTACAGGTCGTACGACGGACGGACTATTAACGCCCGGTTCGGGAGCACCGCTAAAAGTTGAATCACTTGAAAAGTCATTGAAAGTTCTCACATACAAGGAGAGTGATATTACATTGTGGAAAGCAATCCCGAAACTACCGGCTTACAATACCGTTGAGGAATATAACCGTTTGGTTGACTATGGTACTCAACACGGTGGATTTAATGTTGAGGGTGAACTGCCACAAACGGAAGATAGCACATACCAACGTGCCAGTCAACTTGTGAAGTTTCTCGGTATCACACGAGAGGTAACGCACCCAATGACATTGGTTCGTACCAATATCGGGTCTGCTATCCAAGCTGAGGTACGGAATGGAACAATGTGGATTTTGCGTAAAGTTGACAGCGCATTAACCAACGGGAATAGCGTAAATGTACCCGTCGAGTTCAACGGTTTGTACCAACAGCACAGTGCGGACTTCACCACACCAGCCGCCTATCATGCAGAAGATACAGTAATTGACTTGCGTGGCAAAACATTAGCAGAGGGCGATGTAGAGTCAGGTGTACGGACAATTATTGACAAGTTTGGTAGTGCTGATGAACTTTGGGCTCCACCTATCGTTCTCAGTAATTTTGTCAAGACATTTTACAGTGATTTGCGTCAATACGCCCCCGTACCAAGCGACAGCAAGGTTGGGCGTCGTATTTCGGCATTCCAGTCTCAGTTCGGCGAAATTAAGCTGAACTTCGATAAGTTTATGAACAGGTTACCGGCTAAAACAACAGCATCACTGCCATCATTCTCAGGAACGGCACATGACGCCAATGCACCTACTGACGTATCCTCTGTACTGGTACTTGCCGATGCAAGTTCCTTGTGGCAAGCCGCAGATGCAGGTGATTACGTTTGGGCAGTAACAGCAGTAAACCGCTACGGAGAGTCTGCCTTGACAGTTCTGAACGCAGGAACGCCACTGACGGTAGCCGTTGGAGACTCCGTTGATTTGACTTGGACTGATGCAGGTGGAAACGTAGCCGCAACAGCATATAGAGTTTACCGCTCAGAACAAGGCGTAACAACGGTAACAGCCGCCACGAAATTTTACCCGATGTTCGATATCAGCGTAGCCGAACATACAGCCGGTTATGATGGTGGCGCGGCAGGAGTTGTAAGAGACCGCAACCGTATTATTCCGAATACAGACCAAGCGTTTATGTTGGAAAATTCAGAGGATATTTGGAGCGTAAAACAGCTTGCCCCACTGATGAAGATGGATATCGCCGTTCTTGCACCGGCTTATCGGTTCATGATTTTGCTCTATTGCACAATGATGGCATACCAACCGAGAAAAGTTGTCCGGTTTATCAATATCGGCACAAGACCATAGATACAGGATATTCTCTTTTCTCGTCCGATAAAAGCGCCCGTTTTAATAACGGGTGTTTTTTTGTTATACAGAGTTAAACAATTAGAAACCAAATAAACTATAAATTATGAGTAAAGTAGTAATTGTAACGAAACGCGAACGTAGGTTTGGGGCAAAAATGATACTCCCCTACGATGGCGAAGTAACCGTATCAGAAACAGGAGAGGTAACTGTTTCAGGAGAATGTGCCGAACACCTTACAAAGAATGGCATTGATTGGGAATATCCGGAAAACCAAACAGTGCCACCAGTGGAGAAAGAGAAAAAGGTTGATGATAAGGGGAACGAGAAAGATACGCAGGTCGAGAAGGAAGTCGAGACTATAGAGGAAACGCCCGACGAAAGCAAACCCGATACAGAGATTCCGGATAGTAATACCCCCAACGGCGAGGATGATAAAAGCGAAGCTATTGATTTGAGTAAATTAACAGTATCGAGTTTACATCAGGTAGCTAAAGAGGCCGGTTTGCCTAAAAAACAATGGCAGGGACTAAGAAAGGCAGAACTTATCGCTTACATAGAACGTAAAATAAAGTGATAAATGCCGACACAAACCACGACATTAAACCTGAACTATCAGGTAGATAGCAACTTATTGCTTTCCACAGAGGAGTATCTTGTCAATTATTTGACAGATATTCCTTTGCGTGGTTTAGGGGGAGAAAAGCTATCAGATTTAGCAATCGAGGAAAAAATACGGATAGCCACTACTCAAATAGAGTCGTATTTAAGTCTAAGGATAGCAAAACAGAAAATATCAGAGGAACAGGACTTTGAGAGGGAACATTTTGAGATGTGGGGTGCTATCAGGGTAAATTACCTGATAGACGAGGTAACGCTGTTAGAGGGAAAGCTGAATTTTGCCCGACAAATTAAATACCCGTTGGGATGGATAAGTCTCAAACGTGGATTGGATAAGACAAGAATGATGCACCTTGTACCCGGACAACAGGAAGATTTACAAGCCCTAACAACTGATTTTGTTGCAATTTTCACAGGCAAATTCCCTATATTCGGGTACAGTTCGGCAAACTATATCCCTAATTATTGGAATATCAATTACGTCACAGGATTTGATAAAGTACCGAGGGATTTACAGGATGCTGTGGCAAAGTTCGCATCTATGCAGATACTTGCTATTTTGGGTGACATCACGTTTGGGGCGGGTATTGCAAACCAATCAATAAGTATAGATGCCCTGTCGCAAAGCATAGGCACGACACAATCGGCAGAAAACTCGTTATATTCGGCTCGCATCCGGCAATTTCAGTCTGAACTGAAAAATGAAATGAAATGGCTCAAAGCCAAATATGCGGGGATGCCTACAATAGCCGTTTAACATGACCGAAAACAGCGCACCGATAACACAACAGGAATTAACCACAGCAAGGGTTGATTTCAAGAAGCGTAATTTTGATATTCTCGTTGAACAGAAAGGACTTAATCTATGCCATGAGAAAGCGATAAGATGCTCATGCGTAATGGAAGTCAATGGAAGCCCGTTATCTGATTGTGTATCTTGCAATGGTTCGGGCTGGATATGGTATGATTTGAAAGAGATTAAAGGGGTACTGACAGGGATAGGGTTCGACCCAAAATTTATGCAGTACTCAAGAGTTAATTTAGGAACGGCTAATTTAACGGTACGCTATGACGATGCACAGAGGTTATCATGGTTCGATAGAATTACATTAGTGGACGGTCAGACGGTATTTCACGAAAATATTTTCCCGCATTTAAGAACAGGGGATACGGTAGCACAGGAATTAACCACATATAGCATATTGGAGATAGATAAGATATTCCTGTTTATTGATGCCAATACACAACAACAAGAACTTGTGGTGGGAACAGATTTTACATTCTCCGGACGTAGCATAACCCTAAGCACGGAGTTAAGAAATGAACTGATACAGCAATCGGGAAACGATATTAAGAAATGTATATCCATAAGATACAGACATAGACCACAGTATGTAGTAATGGATTTACAGAACGATATACGGAATACAAACGTAGTAACAACGGGCGGTTCAGAGGAACTGAACCACATGCCGATACACGCATTGGTTAAACGCTTGCATTATGTTGTTGGCGATAAGGGTTTTGAGTAATGCTACCGTATACGATAGATTTATCACAAGTAGTCTCCGCGTTAAGATTGGACAGGAACCAATTTGATGAAATTGGACAGGCGGCAGTTGAGGCGGCGTTGGCATTTACCTACGAGCAGATAAATCTTGAAGCCATGAAGGGCTTACGCTCGTCAAGGCAGACATACATAAGGAATATAAATAAACCCGTTGTTGGCAGATTACAGGGAAGCATAACATTAACAGGGCAGTTACCGAATATGATAGAACAGGGAACAGCACCTTTTGATATGAAGTTGGGTTTCTCCAAGTCAAGCAAAATCAAGAGAACTAAGAAAGGTGGTTGGTATTTAACAATACCGTTCCGTTGGGCAACACCGGGAACAGTCGGCGAGTCGTCTGCATTTACAGGCACTATGCCAAAGGCAATACATGAGTTGGCAAAGGGATTATTGCCTACACGAACAGCTTTTGGTATGGCAATACAACGGGGGCAGGGCTTATCAAAAGAACAGGTAACTGTGGCGGGGTTCGGGCAACTTGGTTATCGCTCTGCTGTGGTGGGCGGAAATTTAACAGCGGCACAGAGAAAAGGGTATAGACATAAATCACCTTTGACACAAGGGATAATAAAGCAGGTGAAATTGTATGAAAGGACAAAACAGGCACGGTATAACTCATTCAGGAGAGTAAGCAGTAAATCGGCACAGAACGCATGGATACATACAGGAATTACGGCTCGTAATTTTATGCCTAAAGCGTTAAAGAATCCACAGTTGGGAATAGTAGTAAAGAAAATCGTAGCACAAGCGGCAAAACAAATTAGATAATGTCAATCATTTTACCGGAAATAGCACTGAAAGAGGAATTGGAGATAATCCTGCGATGGTGCTATGATGATTTAATAGCTAAGGAAACTATTGGTATAGTCACAGACGCCTCAAATGTTGATGCGGGGGCTACAATAATCGTTCTGCAACAAGGTGGCATAGGGATACCGGAAAAGACAAAAGTAACGCTCACAGCAGACACAAATGGCTCGTTAGCCGGAAAGCATTGGTTGTTAAATACACCCTCAGCGGGGTATTACGTTTGGTATTCTGTTAGTAGCACAGGAACAGACCCGTTGCTCGGAACAAAAATTGGCATTAAGGTAGATATCTTAATAAACAGTACCGCAAATGCAGTAGCGGTAGCAACTGCGGCGGCTTTATCGGCATATAGAGACAGGTCGGGTGCAAATGTATTTGTTGTACCGGTTCCAACTACGGCTGATATAACGGTTATGAACAAAGAGACAGACGCCACGAGGCGTAGTCTTTTGTATAGTATTTTCGGGAACGTGAATTTTGAGAAATATGATTATTTCGCACAAGCGGGGAAAATATTAAAATCTAAGTTTGAGAGTGAGAAACGCAAGCTCGAAATACATCTTGGATATGACCAGAACCGCGTAACATTTCCCGCGATTAACATTATGTTACCGTCAGAGGAAAATCAGCCCAAACAGACAGGGGTTACAGGTGGGTTGATAAATTACGGCGATGGAACGATGTCGGACGAAAATCTACACGCATACCAAGATACCTATGACTTGTTGATTACATCAGACAATATGAATGATGTCGTAGTTGTGTACAATATGATAAAGACATTGCTGTTAATGGGAATGATGCACTTAAACGCACGAGGAATGGAGAATGTATGGATAGGCGGAAGGGATATTATGATGGATTTTGAATTAGACCCAATGACACTATTCCACAGAACAATAGCGGTATCGTTCTTTTATCAGAATCTTGTTCCTGATTTAAGCGACTTCACCCCAATTACAGCGATAGCAGTCACAGGAAATCCTGTTCCGTAGTATTTTGCAGAGTTATATTAGTGAAATAACGAGTAAAAAATGGCAAAAACAGAACCAAATAAGATACCGTTAGTACAGTTTCTCACGAAAGTATCAATAAGCCCAAGAGACAAGTTCGTAGTTATGAAAATGTTAAAAGGGCAGGAAATGACCACAAAGCAATGGAAATCAGCGTTGAGCAAAATAAACGGTATAACATATAAAATATCTGAGTAATGGGACAAACAGTAGTATTTGATGGCAAATTATTCACAGAGCCGGTAGCGGCAAGCCGCATTATATCAGGGGTAACAAATACAGGTTCTCCGTCAAGTTTCGGCAATATCGCAATCATAGACAGTGGATTAGGCGCTACATTTGGTGGCGGCGTTGGCGCTGTTGATAGTGTTGGCGGGAACAGGGAGTCTAAAGATTTCGTCGTTGAGGTGAATAGTGCCGCACAGCTTAAAACCCTTGTAAAAGGTGGCGTGTTGTGGGATTTAGCCGACTATATCTATGCCCCAAGTAATAACGCACCGGGCGCAAGCAAAGTATTTTACATGAGGGCGACACAGACCGCAAAAGCTACATTTAGCAGTGGCGCATGGAACGGAGCATTTACTCTTGGATTTGACACAAAAGAGGAAGGACTTATTTGTAACGGGGCATTGGATACGGGAAACCTGTATAAAGGATATGCGATTACATTCGAGGCAGGGGTGATTGACCCAAATAAATTCATTTTTAAGTTTTGGCAAGGCACGTATAAAGGTCAGGATGTGAATGGATATGAGTTTGATGGTATTACTCAAACACAAGCATCGCTGTTACCGAAGCTGATAACACAAAGTCCGGAACTCACGACAGTAGCCGAGTTGGTGGCGTGGGCAACGACTGACCAAGCATTTCAGTCATTCTTTGCTTTCACATCAGGTTCGGCAACGACAGGAACATTTGCGGCGGCAGACCTGACCACATTTGCAGGATATTCCGTGTTCGCAGGTGGAACGGAGACATACTCTGCAACGGCAATGGATAACGTACTTGACCAAATCAAAGAATTAGATAACTCGCTATTCCTTGCTTTGGAAAATGATACAAATGCGGCGGGAACAAACAACCTGAAAATCATCGCCCATATTAACAATGAAGCCGAGTTTAAGAAATTCGTAGTAATCGGTGGTGGAGATGATAGTTCGGGTTTCGCAACAAGCAAAACAGCGGCAGGGACTATTGATAGTCGGTATGCCGCATTGGTACATGGCGGTATTACAGAACAGTTTGTCAATAATCCGGCAATAGATATTCAAAAGTCCTCGATTTACAAAGCGGCTTTGGTAACGGGTAGATTAGCCGGACTTGAACCACAAACACCGCTAACATATAAAGACCTTAGAATAAGGAAAGAGCGTCATGTTTTAACGCCATCTGAAAGGGAAGATGCAATAAACAATGGCGTCTTGGCAACAAGAGCCGTTCCACAGTTGGGCATTGTGGTAAATCAGGCAGTCAATACATTACAGTTGAACAGCTTTATGATTAACAATGACGGAACAAGCCCTGAGATTAGCATTGAGCGTATTTTCGCGCAATTAAACAGGGAAATATCCACAAACTCACGAATACTGTTTATTGGCAATAATGTATCAACAGTTTCAGATGCCGTAGTGGTTAGCTTTGTAGAGGGTTACTTACAATCCAAATTAGCCAAACCCGGCATCAGCGATGGTTTGATTATTGACTTTAGAAATGTAAAGGCAGAACGTCAGGGAACATCGTATTTTGTAACTTATGATTTTCAGGCGAACACGCCTATTAACAAGATATTCACAACGGGAACAGTAATTGACCCGACAATTTAAGTAAGAACGACTAAATAGATACACAATGGGAGTTTTAACAGCACCGTTAGCAATCATTAAGGTTGACAATGTAATTGTCGGCAAGATGAAAAATGTGAGAGTTGCGGAATCGTACACGCGGGGTCGGGTGGTTGGATTAGGCGCATTAAACCCGTCAGAAGTTCCGGCAACGGCATTTGCGGGCACGCTGAACGCATCGTATTATGTCATTAACTTCAACCAACACCCGTTTAAGAATAAAGCATTATTGAGAAAGACAAATAACGTCTTGAATTTTATCAATACTGTATTACTTGATGAGGAAGGGTTTACGGTAGATTTACTCAAAAAAGCGGCAGATGTAAATACATTCCCGCCCGATGGAAGGGATGCCAATGGAATTATCCATGCAACAGAGGTTGCTTTTGCAACCGTCCGCAAAGCATTTATTACATCAGATGGATTTGATATAACAGAGGGTCAGATAGCGGGGCGTGATGGCGCTTTTGAGTATCTTGACCCGATTGTTTATACGGTATAGGGAGTAACACCCCGCTTTTTCTTATTGTAACTTAAAAATCGTAACATGAATAAAGCAGTACTTATTGTAATCAAAGGGCAAGAGATAACAGCCCACTTTCCTAATATCGGTCAGATGCTTAGGATTGAACAACAAAAACAAGTCTTAACAGAGGGAAGGTATGCGCTGATGGCGTTCTCTGGTTTGGCTATTCCGGAGAAGCTACTTGATATCGTTGATATGATTTGCTATTTCTCAGTAGTGGTTCCAAAGTTCAGCGAATTAGCTGGTATTGACAATCCTATTCAGTTATTAGATATGAACCATGACAGCGAACTGGTAAAGGGATTGGTTAAACAATACAAAGAGGCTTATCAGCCGTTTTTCAATAAAATCTACACCCGTGAAGACCGACCGGAAAAAAGTCTGAAAGCAAAGAAAAAAGCCGGAAGTAAAAATGGGAATGACGGACAAAGCAAAGGAGCTTAGTCGGGCGTTCATAGCCAAATGGGATTTAGAGAACCCGATAGATTTTTGTTGGCGCAGACATTTTAATATTCCATTTGGAAGCAGGGAACACCTTGAAGCTGACTTCATAGACCAAACGATATGGTATGAGGAAGAATTGCTATTGAAAGACATACAAGATAATCCTGATGCAAAGATTGACAAGGATGGTAGAGTTATATTAGAGGTAGGAACAGGCGATGGGTGGGGTATGACACAAAACGAGGTAGATAAAGCGTTCGAGGAATTAGATATAGGTAATGAAAACGTACCACAATGAGTGATGATGCCAACAGGACTATCAGGGTAGGGGTAGATGCCTCACAAGCAAAACAAGGTGCGGCGGAAGCTACACAGGCGGGGGTTGATTTATTTGAGACTGTAAAGCAAAAAGCAGAGAGTTATTCCGATAAACTATCCGAACAGTCACGCAGAATTGAACAACTACTCAAGCAAGAGGAAAGGTTAAAACAGTCAATGTTCGAGCAGAAGCGACTCGCTATCGAAATCGCTACACAGGAAAAGTTAGCCGCGATAGATAAATCAGATGAAGATGCCGAGAGAAGAAAAACCGAACTGATTGAAAAACGCAAAAGGGCATTACAGGAATTAAATACAGAAAAGGATAAGTCAAAGATAACCACAGAAAAAGCCAATGAATTATTCCTAAAGTCGGGGCAGGGAAAAGAGGCATATGCAGGAGGGGCAGGAATTGGACAGTACGCAAAAGGGGCGGCTGGCAGAGCAGGTGGCATAGCTACCGGATTAGCACAAGGGGCGGGAATATATGCTGTTTTAGCGGGTATTCCATACATAGGACAGACCATGTCCGGTTTGATAAGACTTTCAGAGGAAAGGGAGAAAGCACAAGGAAGAATGTACGGGGCAACGGGAAGAACTGCCGGATTTGGGGCGGCGGCATATTTAGGTATGACCACAACCGAACTTGCAAACTACGCAACGCAACAATCACAAGCACAGAATAAACGATTAACCACAGGAGAGGCAGTTGGGCAATTTGCAACGGAAAAAGCGTTCTCATTGCAACAAGGAGCGATGACAGCGGTAGAACGGTTCAGACGAATGGGAGCTGCGGGTAGCGAGGGATTGATGATGGATTTTCTTAAAAAAGCCGCTGGCAGTAAACTATGGGAAGTTGATAAGGCAGATTTTTCAGGCATAGGCGGAAAGGTACAGGATATGAGTACTATCATGCAACGGGAAATGGAAGTTGGAGAACAAATAACACCCGGAAGAACGGCGGGTGTAATGGCAAGAATGGGGCGTGTTGGCGGGAAGATGGAAAGTATGACGGGACAAATGTTCTCAATGCTCGACCAAGCAATAAAAGGCGGTGGGGGAAATGAGTTCATGCGGGCGGAGATTATGTCGGCAATATCACAAGAAAACCCCAACGCATCATTATATCAGGTTCGTCAAACAATGGCGCAGGGAATGATGAACCCAACAACACTTGCGGCGGTATTGGAAAGAGGACAGAAAAAGTTTGGTCAGGGAAGCGAACTAACAAAGGCATTTATTGCAGAACTTCTCCCACAATTAAGAGGCGATGAGGCGACACTGCAACGATTGGCATCTGCACGGGCTGTTCAGATGTTACGTGAATTACCGCCCGAGGCATCTGTTGAAGAAGTACAAAAAGCATTAGCTAACTTCGGGAAGACAAAAGAGGGGAAACCCTTACAGACAACAATTAGGGGAAGGGCAGGGGCTACAACAAGTAGAATAGAAAAAGTAAATGTTTCATTAGAGGAAGCGGCGGCAGAGCTTGGAGTAAAGATGTCAGCATTAGCCGCACCTGCAATGGAGAAATTCTCAGGAGAGGTGATAAAATTCGCCCAAAAACCGGGTGATTATTTAGGAAAGTTATTAGAAGATACAGCAAAACATATAAGACATCATCTTCACCAAGCAAAGAAAAATGCAAAAGAAATAGCAAAAGCATTTACAACAGAAGACCAACCTAAAGCTGTGAGAGCTGGATATCGCGCTGGCGTAATAACTTCATTAAAAGCAGTTGCTCCCGGTGGGTGGTCACCCACAGCCGCAGTATTCCAAACAATCGGATTATATTCGGATATTTACCACGGAGCAAAACATACCATTGGATATTATTCTGGGCGATTCAAAAATTACGTCACAGGAGAGGACGCACCAGCACCAACACATACACCGGACTAATGGGTGAACGCACCAAACAATATACGGATAAGTATCAGGTATTCATTAACATAGGAAAGGATGTTAGTATGGATGTGTTTTTGGCATTTGTCCGACCGGTAAATGATAGCGAAACGATGCCATTGACGGCACAGGATATTTTAAGCTATCAAGATAATGCCGATAGGATTTACGAGAGATATGACGATACTGACAAAAAAACATACAGTTCGGCATCGGTGGATTTGGTCAAGAAAGAGACAAAGGTCAAAATACCTAACGACTACCTTATACACGGCGATGAACAACTGATAACAAAAGTCAATAAAAATGTCAGGATAGTACCGACGAGAAGTTTCAGGGCATTTGTAGGCGATAAGAATAAAGAATTACTCAATGACGATAAATATACGCCCTCGCTAAAGCTAAGTTCAGATGATAGCCAAAATAAGGATATTGTCGAAATAAAGCAATTAAACGCCAATGTATTTATTTATAGCAGGGCGTTGAATAAGCTAATCAATATATCGGCATTTATTATTGATTTAACAACCAATGTCGCAAAAGGTGGTGGGAATTTTACCATACAACTGCCACCATTGACGGCAATGTATAATGCCGATGGGGAACTGATGAATATAAAAGAAATGGGTCTTGCTACATTTAAGCAAAATAGCTCAAAGAATTACACGTTCCAAGACACGATAGCATATAAGGGTCAGTTTAAGATAACAGGAGAAACGGAATTTAACAGGCAAGCTAAGATAACTTCATGGCATGATACTACTAAGCGTAGCAGGGGAACAAGAATCATTGAACGCCCACAGTTTTTCAACGTAGCTATTCAGGCAAATGATATAGTATTCATAAAATATGAATCGCTGATAATCGAGGAAGAAAATAACAAGCGTGTAGCAGACCCGTTAGAGGATATAGATATTCGACAAATCAATAATGATACGCTTGATATGATAGCACTTGTGGATGATACATCTGTATCATACGACCCCACCGGAGCGGTTATAGGAGTGTCAGTAACAGGGCGTGATTTATCAAAATTACTGTTAGACGATGGGGCATACTTTTTCCCCGGCTCAATAGACCCCAACGACGGCACGGCGTTCAGAAGTCATTATTTTGCTAACAAATTTGCAATACAAGAAGACCCAACCTTTGTACGCTTGCTTGGTGCAATACAGGATATATCGCTCTATACTAATAAACCCGTAACATATCCACTTGACTTTATTTTCAGGAAACTAAGTACGGTAAGTGTATTTCCGGATGAACTATTCGAGAGATTGAATAAAGAAAATTTATCAGAGGAAGAAGAATGGAAGGGCACTCTTGAACGATTGGCTACAATACCGTCAGTAAAGGCAGAGAGCAACCAAGCAATAGAAGCTATTGATACGAGGAGAGGGATATGGAAAATGATAAACTTGATTATTGACCCTGAGGTTACCAATAAATTTATAGTAGATAGTTCAATAGCGACCTCATCGGGTAGTCTTATGTCCTTTATCAATAAGGTATGTCAGATGCCATTTATTGAGTTTTTTACCGATACATATAGGGATAGGTTTTATTGGATTGTACGAAAGCCACCGTGGGATAAAGATAGCTTTTTAGACAACCCAACGATAGAGATAGATGAAACAAGTCTGATTTCGCACAATTTAGACTTCGATACAACTAATATCTACAGTTGGTATCGACTTGTTCCAATAAGAGGGTATTTTGGGAATACCGATATGGCCAAGTTTTATTTTCCGGCAGTGTACTTTCCCGAGTTCGCAGAGATATATGGCTCAAAACCGTTGGAGATAACATCGAACTATACAGAGTATGGGAGTACTATTGAACAGAATCAAAGGGCGTTTCTTGGTGCGGCAGAAGATTTACGCTTTATAGTACGGGCGAATGCCTATCTACCATTTACAAGACGGGGAACAATAGTCTTAAAAGGAGACAGGCGAATAAAAAAGGGAATGAATGTGTATCTACGTTCGACAGATGAATTGTTTTACGTTGATGCCGTTACTAATAAATTCTTTGTAAATGAGGGTGAGACAAACAGGGTAACAACAGTACAAGTATCAAGGGGCATTATCAATAGATATGCCGATAAGTATCTTGATTTAATAGACTTCAAAGAGGACAAGGGTACAG